ATGTAACTGGGAGCGTGATTTCTTAACCACCGCTGTTCCGAATCCGCAACAAGGCGCGAACGCCCCTCTTGTTGGTCTTGCAATAGGTGATGTTGTTACCCGCTCTGAAGATGGAAACTTACTCTATCCAAAAACAGACCGTTCTTGTTGATGAAGATGGTGCTAAATACGGTATATCTTATAAAGTATCTGAAGATGGTGAGCGTCTAGTTGGTGTTGATTATGACCCTGTATCAGAAAAAACTCCTGTGACTGCTATCAATTCTTATGCTGAATTGGCTGCTCTTGCAACTGAAGAAAGTTTAGGTTTCACGATTGAGACCCTCCGGTATGTCAACGCTTACCAAAAGTTTTTGGAACTTAATATGCGTAAAGGTTTTTCATACAAACAGATTATGCAAGGTCGTTGGGATATTGATATCCGTTTTGACGAACTTCTTATGCCTGAATTTATCGGTGGTATTTCTCGTGAATTGTCTATGCGTACCGTTGAGCAAACTGTAGACCAACAAAGTTCTTCATCTCAAGGTCAATATGCTGAAGCTCTTGGCTCTAAAACCGGTATTGCTGGAGTTTATGGTTCTACATCTAATAATATCGAGGTATTTTGTGACGAAGAATCTTATATTATTGGTTTGTTGACGGTAACTCCTGTACCTATTTATACACAGATGTTGCCGAAAGATTTCTTGTATAATGGTTTGTTAGACCACTATCAGCCCGAATTTGATCGCATCGGATTCCAGCCAATTACCTATAAGGAAGTTTGCCCGCTTAATCTTGGTGTTACTGACACTGTTAACAAGGCTAATCAAACATTCGGTTATCAACGCCCTTGGTATGAGTATGTTGCTAAATATGATAATGCACATGGTTTATTCCGTACTTCTATGAAAAATTTTGTTATGCACCGAACTTTCGCAGGTCTTCCGCAACTTAGTCAACAATTTTTGCTCGTTGACCCTGACACGGTTAATCAGGTATTCAGCGTTACGGAATATGGTGACAAAATTTTTGGATACGTGAAGTTTAACGCTACTGCCCGATTACCAATCAGCCGTGTTGCAATACCGCGACTAGATTAAGAAAATAATTTTTTCATTTTTTTCTTCCGACATTGCATCTTTAAGGCATGTGTGTGCGACTTGCTCCAAGGGTTCTAGTAGTAATAATTGTTAAATATTAGAACCTTGTTATAATATTTAATCAATTATTAGTACTAGGTTCATTGGACTTGTCGCGCGCACATACCTATCTTTGCAATATCGTAAGATTAAAAGGGAAAAGTATTTTCCTTCTGCGTGAAACGCAAATTAATAGCAATTCTATTGCGTGCGTCAGGGATTGAAGCGAAAATCCTCGAAGAGATTGTAGCGTAAAGCCCGCCCGGACGCCCAAATAAATTTTAAAATTTTTAAATTTTACACTTATGGCAAGAAATACAAAACCTGATTACAAATGTGTTGAATGTAATTTTGATGTACAAAAAGATTTTGAAAGAACTAAACCTAACTTAGGTTTAACACCTCAACAAGTAGCCGAAATGGCTAAACGTGGAATTCCTGTTTCTCCTATGAATGTGAATTTTATTGACGTTAATGGTGATGCTTCTTGGAATATAGAGCCCCAATTCCGTCGTGATATGGATATGGCTACCGCTTGGGAAATGGAAAAAGCTTCCCAACGTAAAGCTCTTCAAGTTCTTCGTCAGAAGAAATTTGGTGACAAGTATATTAATCCTCAAAATAACTGATTATGGCAAATATTGGTGCTGGTGCTGCTGCCGGCGCTGCTGCTGGTTCTGTTGTTCCAGGTATTGGTACCGCTATAGGCACCCTTGGTGGCGCTGCAATTTCTGCTATAGGTAACTGGTTTGGAAACAAAAGTAACCGTAAAGCGTCTCGCGAAGCCTTTGAGCGAGAAAGTAAATTCGCTCGTGAAGAACGTTTGGCGCAGCAGCAATGGATTGAACAAATGTATGAGAAAAACAACTCTTACAATTCGCCTGCTGCCCAGATGCAACGTTTAAAAGATGCCGGACTGAATCCGGATTTAATGTACTCCCGTGGTGACGTAGGGAATGCGACTGCTCCAGAAGCTCCGCAACAAGCTATGACACCTCGGTATAATGTGATACCTACGAATACTTACGGACAAACTGCGCAAATTGCTGCTGATGCTGGTTTAAAAGCTGCGCAAGCTCGTTTAGCTGATTCTCAAAGTAAGAAAACGGATACTGAAGAAAGTTTACTTACCGCTGATTATCTGCTTCGCAAAGCTCGTACTGAAAGTGATATCGAGTTGAACAATTCAACTATTTACGTAAATCATGAACTCGGACAATTAAATCATGCTGAAGCTGAAGTTGCTGCAAAGAAACTACAGGAAATTGATGTTGCTATGTCTGAAGCTCGTGAACGTATCAATACGATGAAAGCTCAACAATCTGAAATAGACGAAAAGATTGTTCAATTGAAATTCGATAGGTATTTACGGTCACAGGAATTTGAATTGTTGTGTAAAAAGACGTATCAGGACATGAAAGAGAGCAATTCTCGTATTAACCTCAATGCTGCCGAAGTACAGGATATGATGGCTACGCAATTGGCTCGTGTAATGAATTTGAATGCGTCTACCTACATGCAGAAAAAGCAAGGTATGTTAGCTAGTGAGCAAACTATGACGGAATTGTATAAGCAAACTGGTATCGATATTTCGAACCAGCATGCTAAGTTTAACTTCGACCAAGCTAAGAGCTGGGATTCTACCGAACGTTTTACAAACGTTGCTACAACTTGGATTAATTCCGTTTCGTTTGCTGTTGGTCAATTTGCTGGTGCTACAACTTCTCTTCAGAAAGGAGGTTTCCTTGGAAAGTCTATGTCTCCTATTGGATTCCGATAATGTTAAGCCGGGTGTTACCCGGCTTTTCACGATTTATTTAAAAATCGTACCGCTATAACTCGATAAGTATGTAGTAACTGACACACCTTCTAATCTGTGATTTATTTCCACCGGAAAAGTTACGATTTGCCCAAAGTGCGGCTTCCGTCCGCTAAAATTATTTATTATGAATAATATCTATTGTGAAGACCCGAAAGTAATTTGGCATCCTCATGCCTCTAAGCTGATACAAAAGTATCGTACGTTTACGATGCCCTCCGGTATATATCATGGTTCTGTACTTCATGTGAACAAAAATCATGTCAATAAAAACAATATTGATAAATATACGATTGTGAATCCGGCTACAGGTGAAACATTTCCAATGTTCTTGATTGTTCCCTGTAACAAATGTGCTCTTTGTAATGAAAAGAAGGCTCAACAATGGTCTTTCCGTGCCCTCTGTGAATCATATACCTCTAATAAACAAGCTTATTTTATAACTCTTACTTATAACAATGAGCACTTACCGAAAAACGGAGTATTTCCGGAAGAGATTCAACTCTTTTTTAAGCGCCTTCGTACCAAATTGGATAGACGTGGTATTTCTCATAATCTTCGCTATATTGCAGTTTCTGAATATGGACACTGGTCTAAACGTCCTCATTATCATATTATATTATGGAATTTCCCTGATAACTTCGAAACCGCATACTCTCGGCTTACACTCATTGAAAGCTGCTGGCGTCGTCCTACTGGTGAGTACAATCCTGACGGATCACCTGTTACTAGGTCTATTGGTTTTGCTTATTGTGTTCCTGTTATCAATGGTGGTATCAATTATGTCATGAAATATATGGGTAAGCGTGAATGTGCTCCCGAAGGTATGAATCCTACGTTTATGCTCGCTTCCCGTAAGAATGGCGGTATTGGTTCTGCCTATGCTGAAAAACTTCGCGCTTTTTATGAACAACAACCGGACACCTGTGATATGTCTGTACTTAATATATATACCGGACAATCCTTGACTACTATGTTACCTCGTTATTATCGTATGAAGTTTATGCCGTCTACTTCAATGTGCTATGACCCTAACTTTATTAAATACTTTAAGGATACCGTACGCTGGTTTGAAATTGCTCGCTATCTCCATAAGCAATACAAATTTCCGTTTAAGTTTACCTATCCTGAAGAATATCTTCGCCTCGTTCGTATGACTGGTAAAACTCCGTATTATAATCCTTACAAAACTGTTGTAAATGATACATTTATAAAATATTATCTTTCTCAATTCTGTTCACAAACTGTTTATGAGGATTTGTATTAT